GCTCAAGGTTATCTGGCGACTTATATGCTAGAGGGCCAATTTGGCGTACTTTAGCTACAGTCTCATTGAAACGTAACGTTTGTCTGGTTTCATCTACTAGTATGATGCCACCTTTGCTGGTAGATTTTTCGCGTCTTAATTGTACTAAAACACGATCTCCAGCAACTTCAATTCCGTGATCAATATCAGGAAAACACTCTAGTTCTGATCTTGTATCCGGCTCGTCCCTACTCTTTAAATCAAATGCCATTCGGCAATCTCCTATAACCTTTACAGGTCGTCCTCTTCGTCCTCTCTTAAAATTTCATTTATAATGTCCTGTACAGCTTTAAAACCTTCAAATCTTCCAACTAAACGCTGGTAATCCTCAAAAGAGTTGACATTACTTCCTGCGGTAAGAGTTTCCGCCAATTTTGATTGTTCATCTCTCGTACGAGAGATAATTTCTGATAAAAAGTCTTTCATACTCATAATAATACAAATATTATGAGTATTCCGCCCTAATTAATAGAAGTTTCCGCCACCAATGTCGTTTAAATTCTTATCTGGACCAACTTTGCTGCTCTTAACTTTGTTTTGGTTAAGAACTGCATTGTTTGCACGCTTAGAGCCAGAATTGCCTTTATCAATGGTTTTTTCGCCAGGGCCGCCAGCAAAGCCGGGGGTACCAGTCATTTTATAGGTCTTGCGAAAGCCTAATTCGCCGCCGTCTTGTGGGTTTTTTGCCATGTTACTGTCCTTCAGTAGGTGTTTGTGGTTGTGGTAATGCTGATTGTTGCTGTAATGCCTGTTGATGCTGCTGTTCATTTTGCTGCAATGCGTGTGCATGGGCTAAACGGGCTTGATCTGCCTGTTGCTGTGCAGCAATTTGTTGTTGAACCTGTTGTGCTTGGTTTTGAAACGCTTGTTGTTGCACTTCTAAACCATGCTGCCTAATTTCCGTTTGGGCTTGATGAGAGGCCTCCAGAGCCGTTAAATTCTGTTCGTGGGCCATAGCCATCTGATCGGATGTTAAGCCCGCATTAGCTTGAATAGAGGCAACTCTTTCGCGTGAGGCATTGTTAATGTCTGCCATAGCGATATTTGTGGCATTTTTGTTAGAGTCAATAGCTGTTTGAGTCTGGTATTTAGCCTGTAGTTCAGCAACTTTTTGTTGTAATTCAGCAACTTTAAGCTGATAACTTTGTTTATCCTGTTGCATCTGAAGTTGCATTTTAGCCTGTGACTCTTGAGTTTTACGCTCTGTCTCAGCCATTTGAGTTTTAAGAATAACTTGGGCTGTCGGATCAGAGGCAGCTATAGACTGTTGTTGAGCCTGTTGAGCCTGGGCAACTTTTTGTGCCAAACCTTGAATCTGCTGAACATATTGTGTCATGTTCATCTGTGAGTCTTGAACTACCATTTTAGATGCAAGTGCCAATGCTTGTTGTGCTTCAAGGTCTAATGGTTTTTCTTGGTGAAGTTCTAGGGTATCACGACCACCAGCTGCTTGTGCTACATACGCACGCATAGACTGCAAATAGTGCAAGGTTAAATGTTGCTTAATATGCTCTAACGCATGTGGAGAGAATGTAGGTCCAATTACAGGGTTTCCACCGTAAGCTGGGTCATTTGCGTAATCTAAATGAATCTTGATATGCGCAATGTGATCCTGGTCTGGGTACGCAGCAGCCGGGCGACCCATAGTCATAGAAACGTTTTCTAACGCAGGATTAGACTCATTAGCGCCTAATGGGTTAGGCATAATCTCTTCAATTCCAGGGATCTTTAACTGTTCCATTACGCGACGGTAAACAGAACGCATGTCAAACAATCCAGGTTGAATTTGATTGCCCTGTGTTGCCATTTGCAACAACGCTTGATTTTGAGCTAAACGTTGTGTTTCAGAAAAAATGTTAGGATCTGAAACTGGGCGAATATCGCTATTTTGTGCAAAGTCACGAACTTCAATCTCTGAACCAGATTGATTGTCCATGTCTTGCAAGTACCAATGATTGATACGAGAAATGATTGCAAGTGATTTAGCTTGACTACGATGCAAGCGTGCGTGAATGCTAGAGAATACTTTAGCGCCCTGTTCAATCAATGCCTGGGTTGTACCGACAGGCATATTGTTTGAAGCATCACCAATTTTTTCTTCAGCAGTAGTTACAACACCTTTGGCTGCATCTGTTAACCAACCGAGAAGGTTAAACAATACGCTTGAAGGCGGATTAAACGGCATTGGCATCGCAATTTTGCGAACATCATCAACACCAGGGGCGCCTTCAATTTCAACTACTTGCGTGGGTTCAATTCGATCAGACTGTCCACCAATGCGTCCACCTTTGAGCTTAAGCATTGTCTGGCTGTTGTTGATATGAGCAGCGTCAAGCAAAGCACGAAGAGAACCGGTAAGAGCAGCAGAAAGACCACCAATGAGCTGAGGTAATCCAATAGCGTAAGCTCCACGCCAAGGGATAAACTTAAATTCAACGTACCAGTCCAATTTTTCCAGTTTCTCATCATTTGCTTCCCAGTTGCGGTATAGTGCTAATACTTTGCTTGTTGTTTCGTCAACTGTTAGAATGTATGGAGCTCTGCGACCTTCTGTTTCAGAATCATCATCCAATCGCATAAAACACGTAATTTCATAAATACGACGTAATCCGTCAATATTTTTAGAAGGCTCTTCTTTGCCTTCAATTTTGTTATTTGCTTTTTGTGATTGAGTTTGATCGTTAAGGGGGGCATCAGATGAATACGTGCTATCAATGTCTCGATAAATGCCAGTTTCAACACGTTGTAAAAATGTGTCTTCTGTAATGTCTTGTACTTCAGTTACACGTGGTGATGTATAAAAGTTTGTGGATGCGTAAGGCAAAAGAATATTATCAATTGCAACCCATTCACACGTTGGTCGTTTTTGCTCTGTATCAAAACGCCATTTTAAAAACTGCGAACCACCTAGCGGTAATTGAGTGAGCAATTGCTCCATCTCATCACGATACTCTGGAATTTGTTCTGAAAGTTGCCAGTTAAGAAACTCTACTTTGCGAGCAGCCGCTTCTTCTTTAATATCGTTTGCTTCGCCCTTAATATTGGACTTAACAATTCCATCGGGTGGTAATAATTCTTTGGAGGATGACGCAGCGAAATCAACGCATGCCTCAGCCATAACAGGGTGGACGACTTTGGAGGCTCCGTCAAACGTGGCTCCCCCGGGCGCGTCCTTGCCGAGGCCAGTGCGACGTAAACCTTCTTCATATTGTTTATCACGTTGTTTACGTGACTCTTGGTCTACATCAATATAGTCTAAGTATTCAATTGCCAACGATTGCAAAACACTTTCGTCAAGTATTTCAGCTAAGTTCGCGTAAAATTCTGGGTTTTCGTTTGGTGATTCTTTTGGTTTAAAGTTTACAACTACAGAACCATCATCCAATTCAATTACTTCTTCCTCAACTTCGCTTGGATCAAGCCCCAAAGCATCCTCATACATCTGCATCTCTGCATCTTGTTCTTGAGCATCTTGGATATTTTCTTGTGTTTCAAGACCTGGCAAATTTGAACCAGTTTGAAGTGGGAATAAAGGATTTGCCATAAATTATTTGCGCTTCAATTTTTTGTATATTGTTTTGGCTGTTTCGCCAGTTTTACCTAAACCAAGCAAAGCTGTGTTAAACGCCACAGTGTTAGCTGCATTTTCTGCGCGTTCTTCAGGAGTTTCTGCTGGAGATAAATATCCTTGCAATCCACTTAATCCTGTTGTTGCTAACCAATTAGCTGCACCAGGTTTCATGGCGCTACCAACTTTTAAAACTCCTGTTGTAGCAGGGTCCATCATAGCCCCACCTAGTTCGCCAACAGCAGCGCCAATAGGTGCTGTTTGACCAACACCCTCTGTAATTTGTTTCATTGCGTTTGCTGGATCTTTGTAGCCCAATAATTGTGCTATACCAGCCATTGTGTTTCCTGCGCTCATTCCGGCTGTCGCTGGAATGGCTGCTAAATTATGTAAAATAGTTTGCAATATTTTTGTTTTACCTGTTGCATCTGGTCCAAGATAAGATCCTGATATTGAACCACCCATTGGGTCATATTGCACATCCCCGCCGTTTGCAAATCTTTGAGGTTGGACTCCACTGGCTATTAAAGCTGCAAGCATGTCATTTGGAGACATGTTTGGCTGACCACCAGCTGATAAATGCGGTATTAATCCCGCCTCTTGAAACAGTTGCTGTTTAGGCGTTCTTAGCATACCTGCGGACTGCGGTATGGCACCTGCTTCTTCGAGCAGCTTTTCGTGGGGGGTCTTAAGATAATCCATTCTAATTATAATAATACAAAAAAATAAGCAAATCCGCCCTATTGGCTGTAAGGATTGGCAAATTTACGGCTATCATTGTCCGCGTAATCATAATCCCTAGCAGGTAGTGGATCTAACTGCAACCATCCAGAATCCCTTAAAACACGCAAAGCCTGGGATAACGAGTCAACATAGTCATCATGTCCGCCTGCCTCTGGAAACGAACAAACCTGGCGTAAAAAGCGTTTGGACCAGTCCGCAAAGTCACCCTTTTGTTTGGGATCTTCAGGAATGAATACTTTACCTTTGGCTACCAATGGGGCCACGATGTTAAGACGTTGTACTTTATCAGCACGCCCTGGGTTATATCCTCTTACCTCAATTCCAGAACCTTGAAGTTCTTGAATAAGGGAAATACCAGCGGATTTATCTTCCATAAGCACTAAATCAGCCTTACGTCCTTTACCGAAGTCATTATCAGCACCGTAGACAACTTCTTTATAGTCCTCAATCACTTTGCGTCGTAGCTCTGGATAGGCTAAGTGGTTGTCCCATGAGTCTAGCAAAATAACGCAGGTTCCAGCGTCTTCTCTATCAAACACACCCCAGACAGTACAAGCTGTTGGGTCGTTCATAGTCTTTTCAGAAGTGGCGGGATCGTATGAGGCAATAACGTATTCTAGGTTTGGAGTAGGTTTATTTGCGGGCCACATACGGAACTGCTTACGTTTGATAATACCGGCCTGTTCTGGATCAAGAATCTCACCATAAATCTCTTGGCGACCAATATCGGTGCCGTCGTATGTCTCTAGCTGTTTAAAGAACGTTTCGGAGAGGTTGGCCCTATTGTCGTACGAGGAGGCGTTGGCAACGTAGACGTCACCCCCGACTTTGCCCTCGTTAAGGTCGACGATAAGCTCTTTTGGCTTTGGGGTTGTGGTGATGATTTGCTGAACACGAGAAAGTCTTGGGTCTCGCAGACGGAGGGTAAACTGTACTCCATCGTATGCCTCGTCAATATAGTCGAATGCACACAACTCGTCAAACCAGGCTCCATGGTATTGTTTACCACGATACCGTTCTGGTTCTGATGCTGGAATCCCTTGAATAAGAGATCCGTTTGTGAGGGTAATTTCAAAGAGGGACTTGTTGTAATCTCGTATAAGTGACGCGGGTATGATATTGAGAAGACCGGAGTCTCCTTCGAAGCAAGTTGCACGGATATCATTAGAGGTTGGGGCGGTGACAAGCCAGCGTGTGTTGTCGTAATTCCAGGCCCTAATGCCAATCCAATGACTAGCAGTGTGCGTCTTGCCAGATCCTCGGCCCGCAAGCATAAGGAATGTGTCATATTCGCCACCTTGTGGTTCTTTTTGATGTGGGAGTGCCTGTATGGCCCATTTGATTTGCCATATTGCAGCGTCAAGCTGCTGCTGGGGCCAGTGTTTGCGGGCATCCGCAAATTTTTTGAGTGTAAGTTCTTGTTCTTGGGTTAACTGCATGGAATAAAGCCTTCTCCTACTAAGATAGTACTATCTTCACCGTCAGTCTCAATATGAACACAAGACTGTCCTGGAATGGGCGTAATACTGGTTATGTACCTTCTCGCATGATGAACCTTTACAGGTGGCGAGATTTGATTTGGTAGCAATTTACTGCGGGATTTAAAAAATAATACATAATTTTTTTTATATTCGTCACCGCGAATACGGGTTCTACAAGCAAGTGACTCAACCAGGCCTTGAATTAAAGTAATTGTGCCTAAATGTTTACTGGTAATGCGAAATTTATCTGTCTTTTCAGAGTATTGCCTGTTTTTTGCGCACAATATTCCAGATAAAAGCTCGACTCTTTGCTCTTCTGATGCAAGAAGGTAGTTATTTGGTATAGTCTTTGGGA